GCATTCAGATCAACGCTATTTATCCTGTCTATCAGATTGGGGCAGTGAATGCGACCGTCAACACCATTGCCCTCAAGCGCGCTTCGTTCGCGAACAACGTGGCGCCTACGGTGTCAGACCTTATCGCCTCGGGCGCGAACGGCTTGCAGACGGCTTTCCAGGCAGCGACCTTGGCCTACGTCACGCCGATCGTGGTACCCACGCCAGCGTTCGAGGTGACCAGATTCACCCAGGTGTACATGATCTGGTCAATCACGACTGGCGCAGCGGGCACGGCCGCCATGTTCGGAGTGTTCGTGGATTGTTCGTTCAATTATTCCTAGGACCTATGGCGAAAAGAGGACATCCGAGCGAGGCTCACGAGTACAACGAAAACGACCAGTGCGTCCATTGTTCGATGTACCGGGTCAATGTCGAGCGCCTGAGCCATGTGTGCACTCCCGAGCGCGAAGCGCTAGCAGATTCCGGAGCCTTGGACGAGAAGCCGGAAGAGGAAGGAGGGTAGCTATATTGCCAACTCAATTTCTGGAAATGTCTGGCGCATAGATACCTTGCCATTCTCCTATGCCTTCCCAGTGAAAATTGTCGTGGCGCAGTGGACGGACGCGACCAGCGCGGGGGATCAAATAGTCGTGCAAAACACGGCCTCTGTCCCCATCATCGATTCACAAGCTAGTTCGCCCAACTTCCAGCAAAACTTCGGCTTTCTGGGCTGGCAGAACGGGATCAAGGTAACGACCCTGACGTCCGGGGTACTCCAACTCTCAGTCGGAGGCGGGAAGTGAAATGCAAAGTTCTTCTCATTCTGTTGTTTCTGGTCTCTGCCGCGCAGGGCCAGAGCACCTATTTCCGCTTCATTGACTCGACTGTCTCCACCAGTTCCACCATCAACCTCCAGAATTCCGGTTCCATCTTCCACCAAATTTCATGGACAGTTTCCGGCACAGTCGCTACGTGCACGGTGGCAGTCGATTCCTCAGCAGACGGGATCTCGTGGTCGGCGGGAGGAATCATTCCGGCCAAGACTTGTACCTCGAACGGCGACTCTCTTCCCCAGACACACGTTGTCGCGAACTTTGCACGCATAAACGTGACCGCTATCAGTGGGGCTGGTGCCCAGGTTATCGTCGTTTACACGGCCTACACGACTGCGGCGGCAGGTGGCGGCACCGTCACGAGCGTTACAGGAACGCCTCCGGTGACAAGCTCCGGGGGAAATACTCCAGCCATCGGCTGTGCGACTTGCGCCATCGGACCTGGGACTTCGGTCGCGAACCATGTGGCTAAGTTTAGCGGTACAGACGGTGTAACCCTGATTGACGGGGGAGTCGCAGGCGCCGGGACCGTAACCTCGGTAGGCGAGACGGTGAACGGTGGGGCTTCGTCGGGCATCTTTACCATCACTGGCAGTCCGGTGACAACCACTGGAACTCTAGATATCGGACTCGCCGGGACCTCTGGAGGCATACCCTATTTCTCAAGTGGCACTGTTGCGTCATCATCCGCCGCGCTGACCTCAAATGCTCCGGTGCTCGGGGGCGGGGCGGGGGTAGCCCCAAAAACCGCCACTTTCCTTACAACCAACGGGACGACGACTCTGACTGTGGGTGTCGCGGGGGGCGGGAATGGAGTCTTGGCGATCGCAGGCAATACCAGTGGTACATCAACTTTTACGGCCAACGCAGTCGCAGGAACGAGCACAAACGGAGTAGTCAGTAGTAATTCTCTTTACGTTCCGACCGGCGATGCTACGCACATGGCAATCGGAACCGGACTTCTTACTGGCATGTGGTTTAGTGGGACAGTTCCGATTCTAGACAATAACGGCACGCAAATTATGCAATTCACTGCTACTGGTCCGCTGATTACAACAGGGGATTTGAGAACCAATACGAATTGTGCGGGGGTGGGAACAGCAGCCAATCCATCAGTTGTCACCTGCACTGGCGCACCAGCAGGAGCGTTCTCGTGCGACGTCGCCGCATCCGCTGGAACCTGCACGATCAATACGGCCGTCGTCACAGCAAACAGTCAAATTTTCGTTACAGAAGTGGCGTCCGAAGGGGCGCGGTTGGGCGTCACTTGCAATACTGCACCCACTGTCACCCCAGCGATTCTCCTGGCGAGTAAAAGCGCCGGCGTTAGTTTCACCATAAATATGCCTACGATCACGACCAATCCGGCGTGCTTCGATTTCCTCATCGTGAACTAAATGCGAGGAATCCTATTTATCATCGCCTTGCTCAGTTGCATGTTTCTTTTGGGACAGACTACTTCGATTCCCACGACTGGCTGGGTTCAGGGGCAGGGCTATACGACGATAGGCATTCCGAGCGGACTGGTTGCGTTGATTCTTTCGGGAACTTGTCCAGTGGGATGGTCAGAGGTTGGTGCGCTAAATGGCAAGATACTCCGAGGAACCTTGAGCGCCAATGGAGATGTCGGAACGACAGGCGGAAGTGCGACCATCACGCCCGTAGGTACGAATAGCACGACGACGACCGGAGCCACCAGTGCAGGTACGCCCGCAGGAACCAATTCGGCTACGGCGACTTCGGGGAATTGTGCAGCCACGAATATCGCGGCGGGCACGGGGTCCACAACCGCATGTAAGGCTACCGCTCCAAATCTAACGGTCCCAGCCGAGACCTTCACGGGAAGTGCCCTATCGACCCATACGCACACAGTTCCGGCAGAGACCTTTACCGGAAGTCCGATTGACCCAAGTCCACCCTTCGTGAGAGTGATTTTTTGTTCAAAAATATAATTCAAATCGTCATCCTAATGTGTGTGCCCGTGTGTCTTTGGGGACAGACATCCAATGTCACGGCGACGTTGACAGATCCAGATGGGCAAACATGGAATAGCGGAACTTACACCATCAACTTCGTCCCGACGCCGGGAAACTCTGGTCCCTATACATGGAATGGCGGGCAATCTTTCACGCAGCAGTATAAGGGCACGTTCAGCAATGTAGGCGTTCTAACCATCAGTCTGCCATCTTCTAATTTCATCGCGCCTTCTGGAACGAAGTGGCGGTTTACGCTTTGCCCAAATGCCTCATTCCCCTGTCAGGATGTCGTCCTTGCGGTGACTGGAGGTGCCCCGAATCTATCGGCTCAACTATCTGCGGGCCTGCCTCCCATCCGAATCGCTCCCGGACTTACAGCGTTCGCATATCTGGATCTCGAAGTCGGCACTCCAGCCCAGCCTCTTTATCCGGGTGCGATGTATTGGAATGTCGCGAGCCTAGTAGAGAGACAGTGGAATGGAACTATTTGGCAGACTTTGGCTAGCGGTGGCGCCGGGGGGAATATTGCAGTCGGAACCAATCAGAGTCAATTCCCGCACTGGGATACCGGCACGGCTACATGGCAACCGCAGAACAAGGTGCTTTACGATACGCGCGATTGGATGACGTGCGACGGGAACGGCTCAACCGGCACGGATGCGTCGGCGGGCATGAATGCCTTGCTGTCTACAATCGGCACAACCGAGGCAACCATTCACGTTGCGGGTTCCACGACTTCTACCGCAACTTGTCGGATTGGCAATACGTTCTTCGGTCAGAACATCTCGCTTGATTTCTCGGGTGGGGGCGCAATTCAACTCATCAGCTCTACGACTCCGATTGGTGGGGGAACCTACGTCAGTGGTACGAGCGTGGAATGTGGCACCGGAACAACATGTTCGTTGCCTGCTCTGACAGTAACGACGGGAAACACGATCGTAGTTGCGGAAGCTCCCTATCCTGGATTCAGCCCCAACAAGACCACGAAGGTTACAGACAACTGTGGAAACTTCTATATTCACGTATTTCAGTCTCTGTTCAACCAAACACGTAATCAAGGGGCTTGGGTTGCTTCGAGTGCAGCTGGCGGCACTTGTACGATTACCGCCACTGCCAACGCTTCATTGACCACACATATGATGCTGGTCGCTCAGATAGCGGGTATGGGGCCGGTGACTTCGCTCGACGCCAGTGCTTCCAACAACAATACCGGGCTCACTATGAGCAGCGGCTCGGCGACGACGCTTGCGGGCGCTTTTCTATTCGCGTTTGGTGGGCAACCTTTCACCTTTCCGGAGACTTGTACAGCCGGGGCTGGCTATACGCAGCCAGCAGGGATTGCTGGCCAATCGAGCCCAAATGGTTCGATCTGTGCTGAGTATAATAACTCCTCTGCCGGTGGATCAACCTCTGCCACGCAAACGATTAGCAGTAATCCCTCTCCCGGCTTCTGGGTCTACAGTTTGATCTCGCTAAAACCGGGGAACGCCACGGCAACGATCTGGGGCGGCATTATTAATCCGGATCAGCACCAAATTTTCTATAACGCCGACAGCGCAACTGGCCACGGGGTTGTCGATTTTACTGGTTCATCGATCACTCAAGATGTTTATCCGGAGTGGTGGGGGGCGTCTGGTAATGCTACCGCAGTCGTGAATACTCCTGCCCTGCAAGCCTCGATCTGGGCAGCATATGGCGGGGGGCTTACACAGGCACGTACTAATGCTAGTGGGCTCTCGATCTATAACCGTCCTTTGCGCATCGGCGCGCTCTATTCGATCAACGATGAGCTCAAGATGTACGACACCCTTGGTTTCAAGATGAACGGAGTCAACCGTCTATCTTCCGGCTTCGTCCAGACTGCAAGCAACAAACGGATTATTGACGGTCAATCTAACGCTTACGGTGTGTTCGACAATCTGACTTTTAATAGTGCCGCATCCAGCACACTTTGCCAAGTCGATCTAGACTGGAACGGGATAGCCACTCCTGGAGATTTGAGACCTCAGTTCATTGACTTCAATCACGTAAACTTTATCGGAAATACTCAGGCTGCATGTGGTCCGATTATTGCTAAGTCTGGAGGTGGAGCGCAAGGCTCTAATATTTACTTTCGAGATGGTGCATGGCAGGGATTCAACACGGCCTGTGCTCAGATCGGCACATCTACCGCTTTTGCAACCAATGCCCTTGCCATCGGTTTCAGCGGTGACATGCAGGGCTGCCCTGCGGCTGGGATTCTTTCCTTCGGGGGCGGTTACATCTCGTTTGGCGATGGTGTTGAAGAGTCGTCTATGGAGAATGGTTTCTCCACACAGACCGGCTTCGATATGGTGTGCGTCGGCACACAAGGTCCATGCTCGATGGACTATATGCGCTCCGAGAGTCGGCGCTTGATTTCCGGCAACGATATCGTCCTACATAAATCGCGCACTATTAATCAAGCCCAGTTTCTACCACCAGGACAGACGTTTCCCGTCAACAGTTTAATGACAGGGAGCGTTGTGGGTGGCGATGGCGCTTTCTATAAGGTCACTAGCAATGCGAGTGCAGCCGGTGGAATCGGTACGCCTAGCGCTCCACTGCGGGCAAGTAGCGGAACCGGCACGACGTTGGTAGATACAAATCAGACAATCGCGGGATCGGTCACAATCGGCCTATTTAATGCTGCGGTAGGTGAGGTGATCACGCAGGCAGTCACGGCTGCGACTGGAACGGTACTATCAAATCCGTCTTCGAACGCGACTATCTCTGGAACGTTAACCAGCGGCAGTTTTGCTTTCGGCCACACCGGACAACAAGCAGTGACTGGGGTGACTTGCACCATCGGCTCGGCAAATACAAGCGTCTTATTCAACTGCACGAACTTTAGTGGAACTGCTGATGCGACTCACGTCTGGACGGATCTTACGACTGCAGGAACGTTTGCCCCTAGCGGAGCACCGGTGTTTGCCGCAACCAATCTGTTGACGACAGCCACGGTAGGCGCACCAGACAACACTCACGATTGGGTAGGAGCCACAAGTGGAGCGCATTTCACTCCCACAGCAGTTCCCGTCAACCAGGCTAACTTCACCGTGAATGCCTTCGTCGGTTTCTTTGTCTCCGTAATGGCTGGGAAAAATACTGGCTGCTATGGAGTGGTCACGGCTAACACCGCAACTGACATCACGTTCGCGGCGGGCTGGACGACTCGCTACGCAAAATTAGGGTGCCCGCTGCCTGACACGACTTCAAGCTTCATCGTTGAACCGGGATGGAATCATGGGACCGTTACGACGGGTGGTATGACTCTGCAATATCTCGACGAGAATGCGATCGATTGTCAGAATCCGCTTGGTACGTCGAATTGTAACGCTAATGGCCGTATGGAGGACGTGATTATCTCAGGAGGAAAGGTTAGAATAACTCCTGACTTTACGATTGATCATCTGACGGTGGCTCGGCAGGACTGGTTAGATAGTGCTCCCGGTGATCCCCAGCAATGTTGCGAAATGATCAACAACTGGGATGGTGTGAAGGTTTTCGCTACCGTGCAACCGGGAATCGTTCCTTATCAGGGTACATTTTACCAGTCATGGACTGTGCCTTCAATCACTGGCGTTCCCTATAACGGCGCCATGCAACAGCGGCTTGGTACTAAGGCTCTGGTGTGGGATATCGGTAATGTCGGTTCGCAAAATCTTCCGGCTAACACTTCGGCCAATTCAGTCTGGATCGGCGGAAGAACGGACGGTGGAGCCGGTACAACGGCAACCCGTAATATCCTGGAGTTCGGTGGGATGTTAGGCCGTGGCGCTCCCCTACCAAGTGTGGCAAATAGCTTTAACACGACTGACCAGGCAGGATCCGATACGGATATCATAGGTGGTCCATCTACTGGTACGGGTGCAGGTGGAGCAATCAACTTCTG